ATGTATTAGGGGTAACATCTATAATACATAAAGAGGGTACTAATTTTAGAGCAAACCCTTCATCTGCAGAATTTTTAAGTGAAAATAATAGATGGTATGAGGTTAAGAGTTTAATGGAGGATAAAGTGTTCCTTCCTAATAAAACGGCAGCATCAGATACTTCTAATTTCACTGCGGGAGATTACAAAAGAGTAACTAATAAATTCATTAGTGAGTATACTCCTGAAGGATACATGTCAGTAACATTTGGATCGGGTAGTATTGACCCATTAGATAATTTAGATTCATTTAATAACGGTTCTTTAAAAGTTAATCTTGGGACTTATTTGAATAACTTATCATTAGGTGCGACACCTAAAACAAACTCAACACTCTTTGTAAAATATAGAGTCGGTGGTGGTAAGAATAGTAATTTAGGTGTTAATGTTATCACAAGTGTAGATAATGTTGAGTTTAATGTAAGTGGTCCACTAACAAATATAAATAACCAAGTGATTAACTCACTTACCGTTACTAATGTAACACCTGCTGTGGGTGGTGCTGACCAACCTACAATAGAAGAGATTAGAAATATGGTGGGTTACAACTTCGCAGCTCAAGACAGAGCGGTAACTCTAAACGATTATAAGGTTTTAATTGAAACAATGCCATCTACGTTTGGTGCACCTGCCAAAGTAAATGTTATGGAAGAAGATAATAAAGTTAAAATTAAACTTCTTTCTTATGATGATAAGGGTAACTTAACAGATACAGTATCTAATACACTTAAAAACAATATTTTAAGATATCTCACTAACTATAGAATGATCAATGATTATATTGACATACAAAGTGGTGAAGTAGTTGATTTAGGTTTGGAAATTGATATATTAATGGATAAAAATATAAACCAAACAGATGTATTAAAAGACGTTATTAGGGAATCAACAAATTTCTTCAATATCAACAATAGAAAGATGGGAGATCCATTATTTGTTGGTGAATTACAGAAAACAATATCAGATATAAGTGGAATTGTAAATGTTGTTGATTTAAGAGTGTTTGGTAAAACGGGGGGTGAATATTCATCGGCTGAAGTCTCTCAGGGGTATAGTGATGAAACAACAAAACAGATTGCTCAATCAGATACAACTATTTTTATGAAGAGTAATCAGATTTTCCAAATTCGTTTCCCCAATAAAGATATTAAAATTAGGGTTAAATCTTTAGGTTCCACTACATTTTAAAATTCTTTTTACGTATCATTTATAATTAAGGAAAATAGGTTCCAATCTATTTATATGATATGATACAAAAGCATCGAATAAGAACGGAGATTGGTAAGGATCAGAGATTAACTGTTGAATTAAAACAGGATTACGATCTTTTAGAGATTCTTTCACTTAAATTTACTCAAAGAGATATATACACGTCATTGTGTGCTGATTACGGTGTTGTCTGTGGTCGTATCTCGGTAAATGATGGTGTGGGGGTTGCCAATGCCAGAATATCAATTTTCGTCCCTTTAAGTGATGAAGATTCTGATGATCCAATAGTATCAGAACTATACCCATACACCAATACATCTGACACTTCAGAAGAAGGGTATCGATACAACTTACTCCCCTCAAGAAAACAACACAGTGGACATACTCCGGTGGGTACGTTTCCCGATCAAGAGGATATCTTAGGGAGAGAAGAAGTTTTAGAAGTTTACGAGAAATATTACAAGTACACCGTTAAGACAAATGATGCGGGTGACTTTATGATATGGGGTGTTCCTGTTGGTACACAGACTGTTCATGTGGATGTTGACCTATCCGATATGGGTTGTAATTCTTTAGTACCATATGATCTTGTATATGAAGGAATATCTAAAGAGAAATTCGAAAACATGTACACCTACATGTCATCTAACAATCTTGATGGACTACCACAAATAGTTAGTTTTGAAAAAACGGTTGAGGTGTACCCATTTTGGGGTAATCAAGACCTATGTGAGATTGGAATTACAAGAACTGATTTTGACTTAAAAGAGAAAGGTATTCGTATTGAACCATATGCAATTATGATGGGAGGTACCTTTACTGATTCAGGTAAGGATGCTCTTAGAGTTAATTGTAATGTGGATAACCAAATGGGGGAGAAATGTAGATTAACTACATTCCCTGGTGACATAGAGGCAATCAGATTTAGTGGTCAATATGAAAAAAATTCAGATGGTACCCCTAATATGGGTAGACCAATACTCGAAGCGATAGCAATAGATTCACTTATTGATGAAAACGGTGTGTATTTCTTTAGGGTACCAATGAACCTTAAGAGAATGATCACCAACGAGTTTGGTGAAATGGAGGAAACTTTAGATCAAACTAAAGGTATTGCTACAAAGGGTAATTATCGTTTTAGATTAAGTTTGAATGAAGACACGGGTGAAAGGAATAGATTCACAGGAAAGTTCCTCATACCCAACATCAGAGAGTATCACAATGGAGATTCATCTTACTTAGGTGGTCCAAGTACCATTGATGAAAAATCTTATGCGTTTTCAGTTAATCTTGATGACTATCCGTTACAGGCGATTGAAGAAATTGCTGGTGTCAGTCAAGATGCGATTGATGACAATCAATTGGGTATACCACAAGATTATTTTTATCAATTTAGATATGGTAGAGTATACACAGCATCTAATTTCATAAATCAGTATTATAAGAAAAGTGGTTTAGAATCGGTTTTTAATTTCCTTGTCAAAGACAGAAACGAATCTTTTATTGGGATAAAGGAAATATGGCCGGCGGAGAAAGATGATTGTTCAAACACAAACAACTACTTCCCAATAAACGACGCGGTTAGAAATCATAGATTTAATTTCTTCATATTAACTATAGTAAGTTTTATAGAGTGGATTGGTTTAAGATTACAGTTATTCTTTAAAGAATTAGTTGCACAGATATTATACGCTATTGCGGAATTACTTGAAAGTACAGGTGTTTCTAATAGGGCGGCAGCTAAAATGTTTAAAAGGGCAAAAGAATATCAATTTAAAAGTATTTTTAAATTACAACTGATAACATATCCCGATTGTTATGACTGTGAAGAAGATAATGATGAAGGTGATGTTGTTGCTAATGTTGATTTAATATCTGAGAGTGATTATCCATCAATAACGGGTGGGACATACTCATCAAACCAAAACTTTACCGAAAGATATATTGTTGCTAGTGATAATTGTGCCACATATGACGTTAGTAACTCAACAGGATCTCAGGTATCGGTTAACTATAATGATTGTTCGGGTAATTCATCCACATTAACACTGAATGATGGGCAAAGTTCATCATTCAATGGTAGAAAGAATCAACAATCAACTTTCACTAATGCCGGTTTAACGGTTGATAATTACGTAGATATTAGTGGGGGTGCATCGTATAGTCCTGATACCGATCTTTATTTCCAACAATACACTATAACTCCAACGGCAGCTAACCAAAATCCTGATGATGGGGATATATTATTTCAAACGTTCCTTATATCAATTGATATATATGGTTCGGGTGAAGAAGAATACATTCCTGTGGGTATTGGTCAACCATATCAAATTGTGTGGGATGCAGATGTAAGTAGTTGGAAAATAATTGGTTTATACGGTATAATTTCCGATACCATCGCCGCAGCATATAATAAACCTGTGGACGAACCGGTAAATGGTACGTGCCATACAACTCAAGGGGTTGTTGTAGTGGATAAAATATGGAAAGTTGCGGATATTGATCCAGCGACAGTTACATTTACCGAGGTTGAAAGTGGTTGTTCCAAATACGATTTCATTATTGAAGATGAGAGTGGTCGGGTAGGTGATATGAAACTTAGACCATTTATTTCCCCATTAACTGGATATGGTGGTAACATTATTGAAACATATGTGGAGGCAAGAAATGAAGTGGAGGATCACCAACCAAAATCGGGAACATTTGCATTTACACCTCTCGCATGGGGTAGTACGCCGATGTGGGCCCAATACGACACAACCGCAAATTATGAAACTAACATATTTGGTTTAAATGAGGTCGAATGTGAACCAAGACCACCATATAATATTATGGCGGTTGTTTCTAAACACGAAAAGAGAGCTGTTTACGCAAATGTTGAATCGTTTGAAAATAATGTTGCACACTGTATTTTAAATGGTGCGTACTATGGTAAAGTTAAGAAAAAAGGACCGTATTGGGTAGACAATGATCTAACTAAAGATGGTACTGTTTCTGGTTATTCAGAATTTAGAGATGGTGTCTTTACTATCGTACCCCTTGCCGGTAGAACGGGTGAGTTACTCAATTCATATAGAAGAAGAAAATTATTTGGAAAATTAATGTGTGGTGGGGTTGTTTCTTACACCTTCTCTAACTCTTGGTTAAATGGTGCTTTATACTTCTTCCAATTCATGAAGAGAGGTAGTACGAGATATTGTAAGGATTGTCTTTATAGAAAGGTAGATGAGAATGGGGTACACTATTACTATAGATCAACACCATATAGTCCAAATTTCACATCTAATGCCGAAACACAGTATAACTACAACAGTAGTGGTACTCAAACTGGTGTTAATACGTCTTTAACCGAAGAATACGGTAAAAAAACAAAAGGTTTCTATGGGTCAAGAAAGGGAGTATTATTCCCAAATAACGACTTAACAATTACTCAAGTGGAAATTAATTTCCCAACAACGGTTGTTGATTTAGGACCAAGAAATACTTGGTTAAAAGAAGTTTGCGTAGATCCTGAATTAGACCCTAACTGTTCAATATCGAGAAGTATTGGTTCAACATCATACAAAGGTTTAGATGATTTGATGGAATACATTATACAATCTAAAGAAATAAAAGAAAGGGGTAGATTGGATGTTGAGGATTTATTCGATGCGAGAAGTAATGGTAAAATCGATGGTGACATTGCACAGTTAATGAATTTTAACACACAAACAGGTATATACCCATTTGAGTTTGAAGAAAGTGATTCACCCTACATCGACCAATATTCAACAGTATTCGATAGTAAAGGTCCTATTGGACTTAATTTCGTTTACTCAGAGGATGATCCTGATACACCCGAATTAGAACAAGCGGGAGAATTAGTTAGGGCATGTTTAAACGAACCTGGTAGGTTAGGTGACACCTCACAAAAGGTACCTTACTTTATGTGGGATACGAGAGGTCATGGTTTTGGTGAAAACGCTGGTAACGGAGAAAATCAGGACTATTACGACGATAAAATATACAACCAAAGAATTCAACAGTTTAAAGCAAACTTAAATACCGATCTAAATTCTGACCCATCAGATGACTTATATTTCAGTTCTTACTTATTACCACCAATCAGAGATTGTCTTGAAGTTAATGGGACTAAACTTAAATCAAATGACAATTACAAAGAATACACCGTAAATGGACAACAAAGACACATAATGGAGATTGGAGTACCATTTCACTATCAATTGGGACTTAGAAAAGGAAAAACGGCGTACGATAAGTTCATTGAAAGTTTTGGACCAAAATAATATGAAAAGAAAACCAAGTCATTTAATAA